GAGAAAAATTTAGTTGCCTTGCTGAATTATTTATAAAAGCACAATTTATAGCAATGCCTCTATTGTGGTGTCAGGAACATTTCAAACGGCGATATCCACCAATAGAGGTAGTGTTTGGGGGAGATTGTTGGTCTAGATATTGTAAATATCTTCAGAAGGGTAGATATGATGAGTAATACAATTAAGGCATTAGCAAAATCTCTGAAAGCTATAACTTTAGATGAGATAGATGATCAAATTCCACGTGCTGGTACTGGTTGTTTGGTGTTAGATTTTTTGCTAGATGGTGGGATTCCTTATGGTTTGGTGACAGAGATTGTAGGGGATTATTCAACTGGCAAATCACTACTTGGATTACAATTATGTAGGGAAGTTATAAAAGCTGGTGGTGTAGGAATTTATTTAGATTCCGAGAATGCGATTAATAAACAATGGGCAGTAAAAACACTTGGTATTGATCCAGCAACATTAATTTGTCCGACAGTAGTGTCTTTAGAAAATGGATATAATATTATTAATGATATTTGTCAATCTACATACAAACAAAAAGTTCCAACAATAATTGTTTGGGATACTATTGCTGCTACTCCCGCTGCTGCACATAGAGAAATAGAGAAAAATTATTCAACGATTGCTCTAGCAGCAAGGATAAATAGCGAACGACTATCTTTAATTATTGATCCTTTAAAACAAAGTGGAGTTGCCTTGGTATTATTGAATCAATTGCGATCTAAAATTGGTGTAATGTTTGGGCAAAAATGGGAGTCTTGTGGTGGTAGGGCAATTCGTTTTTATTCTTCACTTAGACTTTATATTACGAGAATGGGTAAACTAAAATCAAATAATAAAATTTATGGTACGGTTGGTCGAGTGGAGATTATTAAATCAAGATGTGGTCCACCTTTTAGGAAAGTTGTTTTTGAAATTGATTTTAAACAGGGTATTGCTCCTTGGTCTGGTATGCTAGAATTATTAAAAGATGCTAATATAATTTCAGTTTCTGGTGGAATTTATAAAACAAAATATATAAACTCATTTCATAGTAAAGATTTACCAAACATATATCAGGAACTATGGAAAAATGCTAAAAAGGATTTAGATTTATTGAAAGGAGCGTTAATGTAATGGTTGATGTAAAAACACGTAGCTGGGAGGAGGATTATCCCACACTAACTATTAAGATGGTGGAGTCTGAGATGGCAATATTAACAGCTAGTGAGATTGCTTTGCCGAGAGGATATTTAAGTCCTTCATCCATCAATATGTATTTACGGTGTCCATTACAATTTTATTATAGGTATATACTTAATATTAAGGAGCCACCGGCCATAGCGTTAATAGAGGGTGGGGTGCATCATAGTGTTTTGGAAACTAATAATAGGTATAAGAAGAAGAAAAAAGAGGATTTATCAGCGACACAACTAGTGGAGATATTTAAAGATAAATTTTCAGATGAAAAAAAGGTAATTGAGAATTGGGAAGGTGAAACCGAGAATGGGATTAACACTAGAGCAGAGAGTTTGTTATCCGATTATATAAAAAAATTTGCTCCGAAGCTAGAACCTATATTAATAGAGACTAAAATGCAGATTAATTTTCAATCAAGTAAAGTTATTAACTCAATAAAGCTGCTTGGGTTTCTTGATGTAGAAGGTGATTTTGCAGGGAAAGAAACGGTGCTGGATTATAAAACTGGCAAGAAAACTAAAACCCAAACTGAGTTGGAATCAGATATTGGATTAAGTTTTTATGGTTTAAGTAGCAATCTATTGCTGAAGCGAAAGGTAGATATTGGTTTCTGTATGTTAAAAAAGACGAAGAAACCAGTTGTTGAGTGGCTGCCAGCCATATTTACTCAACAACGTAATAGATGGTTTAGGCAAATAGTCGTAGGGGTGGCGAATGCTATTTCTTTGGGTTCGTTCCCCCCTTGTAATCCTGCTCATTGGTGTTGTTCCGAGCGGTTTTGTGGTTATTGGAAAAAATGTCGGGGTAAGAAATAATGAACGATGTGAATTGGTCAAAAATTGGGAAACATTCTAGGAGAAAAGGTAAGAAATTTGAGCAAGATATAGCCAGAATGCTTCGTTTGGGAATGGGTGAAAATTGGCAAACAACACGAAATAGTGGTAGAACGGATATTAAAGGTGATATTTATTGTTCTAAATATCCTTTTATTATGATAGAGTGTAAACATAGAAAATCTTTTAGTTTGCGGTCTATGGTGCAGAAAAATGGGTTATTTCAAAAAGCAGTTATTTATATTATAGATGAGTTTAATAAGTTTTTTACAAATTCTTCAATATTAATAATTTTTCTTAAAAATGAAACTGGTTTATGGGTAATGGTTGATTTTAGTAATTCTTCAATATTAAATGAAATGTATATAATTTCTGATATACAAATAATAGAAAATGGAAGGATATGGCAGTGGCTGGGTAAGAATATTACATCTGATGAGGGAAAGGAGTTTATGAGTTGGCTTCAGAAGAAACTACAGAATGGCGGGATTTAGTTAAAGACGCTTTAGAAGAACGATTTGATGGGTTGTTTGAAAAACTTGATCCTTCTTTATATAGAATTGCTGAATCAATGGTCCCAAATATGAATATAGATGATGTAGTGCAAGCAGCACATATCCGTATTTGGAGGCATTTAGAGGAAATTGATCTCAGTAGGTTAGAAACAATTAAGGCTTTTCTCTATCGCTTAGCTCTTAATGCTATTCGGGCGGAATCCAATAAAATTATAAAGGGAAATCCAGTAGCAGAAGGTAATGCTAAGGAGAGGCTACATTTATATTATTTAAAAAATAAAGAAGAGAAAAAACGTAAAAGGAGAGAGAGGTATAAAATAAATCCTGAAAAAGAGAGGATACAACAGAAGGAGTATTATTATAAGCGAAAGGAGGGAATAAAACAAATATCAACACCAAATAATATATGTAGAGTCTATATTGCTGGGCCAATATCTCTAAATTTAAATGATGATGAGCCAAAGGTTATGCCAATTGATAGAGTAATATATGCATTAAGGGTTGCACAGCAAGTTAGAAAATTTGGTTATACTCCATTTGTGCCACATTTATATTTTTATTGGGACCATCATTTTTCAAGATCATATGAATATTGGATAAAATTAGATATAGAATGGTTATTAGCTTGTAATGTGTTGTTTCGGATACACGGTTCATCTAGGGGGGCAAATGGTGAAGAAGAATTTGCACGAAAAATAATGGGGATACCAATAGTGCATTCGATTGCAGAATTAAAAAACCAATGCCCTATTGATTGCGTTGGGGGTGAACCGAGGCATTCTATATTACCAGCAGCGGAAAGTACCTTTGATTTTATAAAACAGGAGTTTGATTTAAAATGAATTCAACTAATAAAGTGTTGATAGCATGTGAAGAAAGCCAGACAATTACAATTGAATTTAGAAAACAAGGTATTGAGGCTTATTCATGTGATTTGGAACTGTGTTCTGGCGGACATCCTGAATGGCATTTACAGCAAGATGTGTTGCCTTTATTGCAAGATAAGTGGAGTATGATTATTGCTCATCCACCTTGTACTTATTTGTCGAATGCAGGTATGGGGTGGTTTAATATAGATAGATATGGAGATAAAGCTAGAGAACGTAGGCGGTTGAGGTTATTGGCTTTTGATTTCTTTATGAAATTTACCACTGCGAACTCAAAACATATATGTATAGAAAATCCTGTAGGGTGGGTCAATTCTCACTGGCGTAAACCGGATCAGATTATACAACCATGGCAATTTGGGCATCCAGAGAGTAAGACGACGTGTTTATGGTTAAAAAATCTACCTAAGCTTGAAGCAACAAATATTCTCACTTTACCTGACTCAGGACGTTGGGATAATCAGACACCATCTGGTCAAAATAAATTAGGACCGTCAAAAAATAGAGCTAAAATACGTAGCAAGACATACTTAGGTATAGCAAAAGCAATAGTGAAACAATGGTCAGTGGAATTATAAAAATGAATTCAGTTGAGTTTTGTAATAAGTGTAGTAGGCGTGGTGATGGTAAAGGCTTTATAAAGGCTGAGATTACTGGTAATGATATTTTGGTGTTGGGGGAACAGCCAGGATATGAGGAATTAAAAGCAGATAAACCATTTGTTGGGCCATCGGGTAAAATACTTCGATCCGTGTTATCTGGAATTACAAATAAATATATTATTGATAATGCTGTGCGGTGTTTTCATCAAATTGATAAACCTACTAAAGCTCATATAAATAAATGCCGTCAATGTTGGGTGGATTTAGTTACAAAATATAAGCCAAAAGTTATAATTGCTCTTGGGGCCTATGCTGCTCAATCAATTTTACAACAAAAAATAATAATATCTACTAAGGTTGGGCAAATGGAGAGTGTAGATATTAATGGGCAAATCATTCCAGTTATTTATTCCTATCATCCATCATATTTATTGCGATCAGAGGGCAATAAGGATTTTCGTGCTATTCAAGATAAATGGTTCGGGTGTTGGGAATTAGTGGAGTCGATATTAAAAAAAGGAATACCATCTCTTCCAAAAGTTCATCATTTAATTAAATATTTTGAAATTAAAGAATATCTACAACAATTACTTCATTCATCTGAAAAATTTGCTTATGATTATGAAGTTGTTGGTGATGTAGATGCAAAGAGACCAGAACTAAATCGGAGTTTACAAATAGTATGTATAGGAGTTGCAACGGTTGATGGGGCGGTATGTTTTCCTTTAGATCATCAAGAAATGGTGTGGCAGGATAACCAGCAACATGATATAGTGCATCTTTGGAAACAAATTATAAAAAATAAAAATCATATAGCACAAAATGCTAAATATGAGCATAAATGTAATTTTTTGCGGTTTGGTGGTTCTACACCACTACAAGACACGATGTTAAAAATGCATTGTGTTAATGAAACGGCAAGGTGTAACTTAGGAGCTATTACTGGATGGGCGGGATTGTCGTGGGCCTATTATAAAACATATTATAAAGATGTACCAGAAAATGTAGGATTGATAAAGTTAGAAAAATTATTAACCTATTGTGGCCTTGACGCATTAGCTACTTATGAATCGGAGAAAAAGCTTACAGAGGTGATAGAGAAAGAGGGACAGGAAGATGTTGTTGCAATGCAGGAAAATTTTGCTTATTTTCTAGCACAAGTAGAATTGGTTGGTATGCATATTAATCCTGAAGAAGTAACGCGATTACGGGTAGAGATAAATTCGAAAATAATAGAAATGGAAGAAAAATTTCAATCTCATCCAGAGGTGCTTCGGGTTCGAAAATGGGCAATGAAGAATATTAAAACATTTAAAGATGGAGATTTATTTAATCCAAAAAGTCGAAAGCAGATGGAGAGACTTTGTTTTAATGAGTTGGGATTATCTATACAACCAGATTCAAAGGGTACGCGATCGTTAGATAAGGACCATCTAGCTCCATATGTTGATAAATATTCAGTTATTAAAGATATGAACCAAGTTCGTTCCTACAGTGCTATGTTAAGTGGATTTCTTAATAAATGGGATGAAAGTTTAGGGCCTCATCATTGTGTCCATACACAATATAACCAAACAATAGTTGTAACTAGTAGACTTTCATCTTCTAGTCCAAATTTACAAAACATACCTCGTGATTCAATTATTCGTAAGGCATTTAATAGTAGGTATGATGATGGGTATTTGGTGAGTGCTGATTATTCACAACTTGAGCCAATAATTCTAGCAGGATGGTCGGGTGATCAATCAATGTGTAAGGCTATTAATGAGAAATTAGACTTGCATCGGTGGGTTGCATCTGTGGTGTATAAAGTAGATTATGATGATGTGACTAAGGAGCAGCGGGGACGTGGTAAGACGCTGAATTTAGGACAGATGTATGGCCAAACGGAATATGGATTATCACAAGCTGTTAATATTAGTTTAAAAGAAGCGAAAAAGCTGATAGATGGATATAATGATAGATTTCCAGGTATCACTCGGTTTCGTCAAGGTTTTCATAGGGAAGCAATTCATAAAGGTTATGTTGAGGATTTGTTTGGTGCAAGGAGGCATCTTCCTAATGCTAGGAGTTCAGATCGTTGGGAAAGTGAGCGGGCTTTGCGACAAGCTGGTAATTATCCAGTACAATCTACTGGTAATCGCTTTTGTCTGCTCGCGTTGTGTCGTTGTATAGTAAAATTAAGGCAGGAACGGTTAAAGGCAGTGGTGGTTGGGACGGTTCATGATAGCATTATAATAGATGTAGATGTTGATAGTTTAGAATTAGCTACTGCTGTATTAAAAGACTCAATGCTCATCCACAATCGGATGTGGTATTGGGTAAACAAACCCACACAATTAGCAGTGGATGTTCATATTGGTAGGAATTTATACGAAATGGTTAGTGAAAGCGAATTTAAACTCTAGACGTTATGGTAATTAGAAAGGAAGTGAATGATATGGTAAAAAAGGAAGAAATAAAAGGGGATGGCGAAAGTTTAGAAATGGAAGATATGGGGTTGGTCTTCAACGGCCAATCAGCAAATCGTGTTTTTGTGGCTCTTGGTAAGACTATTAATATTGGTAATTATGAATCTTTTCGGGTTGATGTGGGTCGAGGCAGGGTGGTAGGGGAAGGTCAGGATTTTGATAAGGTGCTTCGACAAACCAAGAATGAAGTAATGAGGGATGTTGCGGAACTTATAAACTTGGTTGGAAAATTGTTGGAAAAGAAATGACGAATAAGGCTTATTTAGAAATATTAAGAAGAGCAGAGCAAGATCTTCAATTTAGTCGAGAGACTATAAATAAAAATATGAGTCAACAACCAGCTATGTATTTCTATTATGCCAATCTTTATAATATGTTATCCAGGCAGTCTAAAAAATTGAAAATAAAATTAGGGGAAATTGAGTCAAGGGTTTATAAGGAACTGCAAGAAGGTCGAGACCGGATTACAGAGAGAATGCATCTTACCTGGATTTATCAAGATAAACAATGGCTTGTGGTTAAGAGAGAGCAGGAGGAAATGGAGTCTCAAGCGGATGGATTAGATAAAATTTGTCGGGCGTTTGAGCATCGTAGGGATATGCTTGTTAACATTTCAGCTACCATGCGGGCGGAAATGAATTCTGAAATCAGTATTAGAAAATCTATATGAAAGGGACTAAAGATGGCTGTGAATCGTGATTTATTACGAAAAGAAATGGAAAATGCTGCTCAAAGAATGGGAAAAGTAAGGTATATAAAGAAAGGCACTACCAGACTACGTATACTTGAATTTGAAGATTCTGAAGAAAACCAAAAGTTCTCAAGATTGGTAACCGATCATCGGAAAGTAAATGACAATGCAAAGAGTATTGGTGTATGTCGAGCTAATACTTTAGAGAAGCCTTGTGTATTTTGTCGTATTAATGAATTAGCCGAAGCCAAAGGACATGAGCGGATTTATGCGGCACGATCGAGATATTATGTTAATGCTATTGCTGTCGATCAAGATGCTAAGTCTATTCGTATTTGGAGTTTACCAACGACTGTATGGGAAGAGGTTTGTAATTATGTTTTATCAGAAGAATGGGAAGATGTTCTCGAACCGGAAACAGGACACTGCTTTGAAATCGAGCGGACTGGGGACGGTTTGGATACTGAGTATACAACAACGATTTCACGAAAATCCTATCCGGTAAATAAAGAACTTCTAAAACAAGTGATTGATCCTTTAACAGAAGTAGTAGACCAAACACCAGAAGTTCAAGCTCGAAATATAGGTGTTGATTTATCTAAATTATGGGATGAGCAAGAATTAGAGGAAATTCGAAAGTTAGAGGAACCATCACAAAAGGTTAAAAGCAACTCATTACAAGAGGCAAGGGAATTGTTTTCTAATAAAAAAGAAAAAAAGAAAAAAGAAGAAGTGAAGGAAGAAACAGAGGAAGATATTGATGATAAAGATTTTTTAAACAGACTAATATATGGGGACTAATACTGATGGAGAATAAAATGATTAAACAAGGTAAAGCAAACATTATTATTGATGGTCAATGGGGTAGCACTGGCAAAGGCAAGTTGGCAGGATATCTTTATAATCAATATCCAATAATTGATGTTGCTGTTGGTGATTTTATGCCAAATGCTGGCCATACGTATATAGATGATAGTGGTAATAAATTTATTACTAAGATGTTGCCAACAGGATCATTGATTCGGAGTGTTGAGAATGTCATTATCGGGCCATACGCAGTGATTGATGTGGATAGGCTAAAGGAAGAAATTAAGCAAGCTGAGGAATATCGAGGTCAGAAATGTGGTGAAGGCTGGTTTCTTTTTATACATCCAATGGCGGGTGTATTAAATAAAAATGATATTGATTTAGAGAAGCGACAGTTGTTTTCGATCGCTTCCACTATGACTGGTGGAATGGCTGCTACTGTGCGGAAGATGGAGAGAATACACCCTAAAGAAGGGGAATATGTGATTGCTAGTAATGTACCTTTCTTAAAACCCTATTTATTACGGGAACCATTTTCTCTCCTAGATGGTGATCATACTGCATTATTGGAGATGGCACAGGGTTTTGACCTTAGCCTTAATTATGGGTATGGGTGGCCATATGTTACTTCTCGTGATTGTTTGGCGGGTCGAGGTATGGATAATGCTGGATTTCCTCTTAGTGATTTGGGTAATATTATCGCGTCTTTGCGAACCTATCCTATACGGGTAGGAAATGTTAAAGATGGGTGGAGTGGTCCTCATTATGATGATCAAGAAGAAACCTCTTGGGAAAAGATTAGTGAGCAAATTGGTCGGGATGTTATAGAATATACTACTGTAACTAAACGGGTAAGAAGAGTCTTTACTTTTAGTTATATTCAATTAGGTAGATTTTTAAAGCTTGTGAATCCGGACTTTGCTTTTCTCAATTTTATTAACTATATAGAGAAGGAAAAACAAGATTCTTTTATTCATAGGTTACAACAATATATGTATACTCATAATTATAATTGTAGATTAAGTCTTATTGGGTATGGTGCTAGAAACAATGAAATGGATATTGTGGTATGAAAATTATTAGTGTAATTGGAACAACAGGAACTGGCAAGACCACTTATTGTGAAGACTTGGTAGAACTCTTTCCCAAAGATAATCCCCCCATGTTAGTGCGGATGGGGAAGATCTTTCGGGGGATATTTAAGGAAGCGTTTTTTATCAACCAAAACAATCCGGCTACTTCTGAAGCTACTGAATTATTGGCACGTTCGTTTGTATATCACTTGATACAGGTTGGGCTTTGTTATAATAAAGATATAATTTTAGATGGGTTTCCTCGAAGCTTGTCTCAATTAACCTATCTTCTTGACACAATGCGAATGTGTGATGTGAAGAATCTGGATATAAAGTTTTTATATACAGATGAAGGTGAACAATGGAAACGATTGAAGGATAGGGAAGAGAATAATTTCAATTCTGTTTTCTATAGAAAGAAAATAGAGACAGATGCACGACAATTATCTGAGTTGATTATGGAATATAAGCGTATAATAAAAAATGATTTTACTGGTCGAAAGACGTTTGAGGAGATATATTGTTAATGTTATCATTAAAAGTTGTGTATGATAGTGAGATAGTAGCAGTAAGGGCAGCTTTGAAACGAGCAAAAGAAGGAGATTGTGCTTACGATCTCTATAATGCGTCGGGACTTACAATAATTGTTGGTCCAAGGAAGAGTAAAAATATATCGGCGGGGATAAGGATTAAAATTCCTGATGGATGTTGTGGTATTATTCAGTCTAGATCATCAACTTTTGTTCGTCGAGGTTTGATGGTAATTACAGGTATAATAGATAGTGGTTATACAGGCCCTCTTTATACATTAGTTTGGAATCCTGCTCTTAATGGAGGGTTAGCACCAATATTAATTAAGCCATGGGAGAGGATTAGTCAATTATTAATTTTACCAATTCCTGATTTCAATATTGTTCAAGTAACACAATTACCGGATACAAAGAGAGGTTCATCTGGTTTTGGAAGTACGGGTTTTTGATATTTTACTTTTTTATGCTCTGAGGGTCTAATGGTTTTACAATGGAATGTTCGGCCGTTAGACCCTCCTTTTAGGAAATAATAGATATTAGAACATCCTATACCATCGATCCTGAGTTTGAAGAAAAAATAATATCTGCTATATTTCAAGACTCCAATTTTCTTAATGAGTATCGTTCAATTCTATCAGGAGTGATGTTCTCGAACGAGAATAATTGCTTTCTAGTTGAGCAAATATTAACCTACTTTGATAAATATCATGAGAAACCATCTTATGATACCCTAGTTGATGTAATCAAAGATACCAACTATCGGGATAAGGGTGGATTGATTACGACTCTTAGAAATCTCCCAGAGTGTGGAGATTTAAATTATATACGAGACAAAATTTTAGCTTGGGTAAAATGGACAGCAATTGATCAGGTACTTCAAAGTTTTTCATTTACTCCTAATAATGGGTTGGACCCAAAACTGTTAGCAAAAGAGATTGATAAATCATCTCGTATTGGAGATGATCTTTTAATGAACCATACTAAGTTAGATGTAGATCAGCAGGAGTCCAGGAATAAGGTAGTTAGAACTCCATGGCGGAAACTTGATTATAGATTGAATGGGGGGATTGAAGTGGGTGATTTAGGTATTATTCTAACTGTGGTAAGTGGGGGTAAGACTACAGTTTTAGTTAATATTGCGGTTAGTGCGATTTGTCAAGGTTTGTTTGTTGTATATTTTACTTTTGAAGATGGTGAAGCTAAAATTAAGCGTCGGTTGATGCAGTGTATTGCTAATAAGACGATTTCGGAAATGATTGATAATCCTCAAGAGGCACGTCAGATGCGTGATAAGGTGTTATCTAAGACTTCTGGTCGATGTGAAATCAAACAAGTAACTACAAGAACTACGAAAATATCTGATGTGATTTCATTTGTGCGATCACTAGAGGAAACGCAGGGACGAAAGGTAGATGTAATAATTACTGACTATGCTGATCGGTTTTGTCCACCAAATAGACGATCGGAGCCTAGACATGAATATCGGGAGATTTTTGAATCTTGTAAGGCAGCAGCGGGGTTGCTCAAAGTTGTTCATTGGACAGCTTCCCAAGTGAATAAAACTAGAATGGGTAAGGAGATTGTGTCGGTGGAAGATGTATCAGAGGCATATGGAAAAGTAGAATCTGCTGATATAGTGCTGGGGTTTGGTCAAACGCTAGAGGATGAACAACTTGAACGTATTACTCTTTATACAGCAAAGATGCGTGACGCTAGTAGACATGAGAAGATTTTGTTGGGGATTGATTTTGGAAGGCAAAGATTATGGGAATTAGAATGAATAAAAGAGAAGTTTTAAACCACATTACATCAATGGTATTTTCTGGTGAGTATATATTCTCTGATGATACCAATCAATTAATAGTCTCTTGTCCTTTTTGTGAGACGGATAGTGGGCATTTTTATGTCAATATAGAAAAATTTTTATATCATTGTTTCAAATGTAAAGTGGGTGGGAGTTTAAAGAATGAGATTTATAGAAATTTAGAGTCGTGGACAAAACTTAGGAGACATTTAATCTCTACCACTAATTTAAAAACTTTTCGTATATCTGAGTTGGTAGATGATTCTAAGACATTATTAATTCCTATATTTGAAGCGTTGGAGTTAGGAGAAGATGATTTGGGGTATAGTTCATTGGCTGTTAAGGCTTATAAATATTGTATAAATAGGGGGATGACTCGTGGACAAGTTGCTGATTACCATGTATCAGTAGTGCGTTTTGAAAATCGCGTGTATTTTCCTTATTGGAATAAGATAAATAAAATAATCTTTTATACTGGTAGACAATTAGATGATATAGATGATGGAGTCAAGACAATTGAAATGGTAAATTCTAGCAAACCCCTATTTGGAAGACATATTCATCAATGGCATGACTATGTGGTGCTAGTTGAAGGTGTTTTTGATCACTTTGTGACTCCTCATTCATACGCTATAATGGGTAGTTCTATTACACAACAACAAATTAATCAATTAAGAGATGATCATATCCAAAGAGTGTTTTTGTTGTGCGATCCAGATGCTGAAAAGGGAATGTTGTTCTCTGCGAATAAGCTAGCTCGCGGGGGGGTAAAAACCTTTCCTGTTTTTATGGCCGGAAATAAAGACCCTGCGGAGTTGGGCTGGGCAAAAATGGCTAATATTGTGGAGCAGTTAGAGACGGTTCAGTACCGACGATCGCAGATAGTGAGGGTGTGAGGGGTATTCTAGTACCATTAAAGGTCCTTAAAGATAAGGGAACGCAACTCCGTTGTCTTCTTTTCAAAAGGAAATGGGTTGAGATATGTTGTGTTAACACAACATAATGTTGCGTCTATAACACTAAATTACCTAAATTAACATAATGCAAAAAGCGTGCCAAAAGAAATATACAACTGGTAGTGGTTTTTAGGTGTTAGGGTATACAATCCTATGTTGCGTTGAAGAAACATAATACTTTCTAATCTGTCAACTTGGTAGTTAATGGACTTATCCAGCCTGTCAGTTTGGCAGTTAAGAAAATTTGGTCAAGGAAAATATACAACCGGTAGTGTTTATTAAATATTAAGACATACAACAAGAGGAAAGCTTTTTTGGCACGTCTTTTGCTATTAGAAAGGTAGAAACATTTGAGAATTACAAAAATGCTAATTTATTATGTGATAATGAAATTGACGAGATGACGTCAAAGACCAAGATTGGTGTTAAAATGGATTTGTTAGAAATTAATAAATTATATGGGGGTCTTATTTGGGGATGTGCGGAAAGATATCATGTTGGTGTTTGGGATGTCGAGGATATTTACCAGCAAGTGTTGATGATGGTTTTTGTTGCGATGCAATCAGGAAAGTTATCTAGTGATTCATCTGGAACATCTCAAAGACGGGTAAAGAGCTTTATAATTAGCAGATCTATCGACATTGTTAGAATGGAGAATCGAAGACGTAAGCGGGAAGCATGTGATATTTATCAAGTTATTAAATCTAAGAAATCGCAGATCTCAATTAATATGGAGATTGAGGAGTTGGTTGAATTTCTTCTGAAACACCTTAATACGAAAGAGGTGGAAATCGTTATGGAACTTATTATTCCATCATATGATACTCAACAAATGGCTTGGAAACGATTGGGGGAAGCTAGAAGAGAGAGGGATGGGGGTAAGTTAAGAATGAATGTAAGGAATGTGAAGATTCTACAATCTGATATAGCTGAAAAGTGTTATGTTTCGCCAGCGACTGTATCGCGGGTGATTGCAAAAGTTAGAGAAATATTTTGAAAAAGGAAAGGAAAGGATTATGGGCTATAAGTGGAAACCTAACAAATCGCAAAAGGCAGCTTTTAAGGCTAAAATGCAAGACCCCGCCGAGCAAGCTGCTTATAACGATAAAAAGTGTGTTGCGGCAGAAGCTAGACGAGCTACAAGCCAATATGATTATGAGACGGCTGGTGGTAGGTACGTGCCGACTAAGCAGCAATATAATGCAGCTTGCCAGTTGATAACAGGCAAGCATGATTTGGCTGAACGTCTTGCACTTAATGAGGTTATCAATGGATTTATCTCTAATAGTCGTATTCATCATGATTATATTCACGTTATAAATGGATTAATAAGGGGATATTAATGAAAGAAGACTGGGACGGGTATAATCTTAATTGGTTGCAAAAATTAGTTTTGTTTATTATGAAATGGTTTATTTAATTTAAAGGAGCAAAAAATGAAAAATGAACAGGATAATTTAGTTTGGGAAGTAAATGATAGATATGGCAAAGCACGGGCTGTGCGGATATTAACGCCAGAAGGTAATTCAACTGAATTTGCTATGGTATATGGCCAGGATGGTCAAGAAGTGTGGAATCCAGTTCGACCAGTTTCGGATCGTTACGTTCCGATATCAACAGGATTAATTGTTGATACTATTATGGATCGGATTGGTCAGGAGATTACAATCGAGAAGGTTAAGCAGGATCGATTTGGGACTTATACTCAAATTGATATTGCTTTGGATAGGGACGCGATTAAGATTGGTCGGGGGAAGGCTTTCGATGCTGGTACTGAGTTTACTCAGCATGGGGATGATGCAAGAGAGATAATTACACCAATGGTGCGGGTAATTAATAGCTATGTGGCAGTAGCTGGAGTTAGTGTGCTGGTTGGTTGGTTTCGATTGGTCTGCAGCAACGGATTAATAATTGATATTGGAGAGGGTTCGAGTTTTTCGGTTCATCATATTCATACAGTTCACCAAATGAAACATTTAGTAGAATTGCTTGGTACTTTCGAATGTAAGTATGAAGAAACTGAACAAACTTTCAAATCATTAACTAAGAAAAAATTAGGTTCTAAACAAATTGAGCAGCTTCAAAAGCAATTACCAAAGAATTATCAAGAAGGATTTAGAGAACATTTAGTTTTGGGTGATGATTCAGCATGGGCAGCGTTAAGTCATTTAACATATTTGCAGAGTCATCAATTATCGATCGCTCGTGGTAAGATTATCCAGCCTTTGATTGATGAAGTGGTCAAGTCAGTAGCGTAAAATTTTTGTTTATATTAAAATATTATAAGGAGCTCTTGCAAGAGGCAGTAACAGCCTAAAATTGAGTGTTTATTAGTTGTCGGTAGTGCGTCGGCGTGTGGGAAACGCAAAGTGCAAGTGAGCTTAAATCGACGAGGCAGGCAATGGTGTCTAACTGAGGGTTAAGATTAAGTATAAAAGATTCTTTACCAAGTGAGGTATCTTACCCTTTTAGACCATACAAAGGAGACAAAAATGCTTGAAAGAACAAATACATGTGATATAGGTCTTATAAAAAACCCATCGAATTCACAAAGAAGATTTCTTATTAAGATTTGTATGATAGAAGATGTTTATGATACGAAAACAAAAGAGAGAAATCAAGTAGTAACAAACACTCTTTTTACAGCCAAACAGGTTCGTAAGATGATAGGTGGATTACGAGAAGCAGTCTCTTTTATAGAAACAGTTCAATAAGTAAGAAAGGATAGAAAAATGCTTAAAACTCCAATATATGCAAAACTCCTCCTCTTATTAGACACAAGTCCTTACTATATAGGTGACATTGCACATGATCTGTATGGAAAGGATTCAAAGAGAAACAGAGATAGAGCTCATGTTATGATCGAAAATACGAGGAAACTTGGATGGAACGTTGTACAAAGTCAACGTGCGTGTTTCGAACTTTCAACAGACCATTTTTCCCTTTTAGACAATCAAGATGTCAAAGATATAATGCTAAACTGGCGAGGGAGTTCTATGACACCGGAATATGTAGATTTTGAACTTCTCAGGTATAAGACTATACGTCGGGTCAAGAATATAGATGCGGATAATGATACCGACAAACTCAAACAGAAAGAAGGTGTAGAATGAAAGTGGAAAATGAAATTACAGATAAAAGACTGGAAACCGCAATCAAAAGACAATTACGAATTGTAGACTCAGAACAAATAACAAAAGCAGACTTGCTTGGGTTGACTAAATTAGAGGCATCTTGGGAAGGCATTAAGAGCTTAAAGGGTCTTGAGTATGCAGTAAACTTGACGGACTTGAACCTGTGGGGTAACAAAATCATTGATGTATCACCGTTGGCCGGTTTGGTAAATTTGAAGATTTTGTCCCTATCGGATAACAAAATCATTGATATATTACCGTTGGCTGGTTTGAAAAATTTGACGGGCTTGTCCCTATCGGACAATAAAATCATTAATATATTACCACTGGCAGGTTTAGTAAACTTGACGGGCTTGTACCTGTCGGATAATAATATCACCGATATATCACCATTGGTTGGTTTAGTAAACTTGAAGAGCTTGTACCTGCGGGATAACAAAATCATTGATATATCGCCATTGGCTGGTTTGAAAAATTTGACGGACTTGTACCTGTCGGGTAATAATATCATTGATATATCACCATTGACTGGTTTGGTAAACTTAACGGACTTGTCTCTGTGGAATAATAACATTACCGATGTGTCACCGTTGGCTGGCTTGGTAAACTTGAAGATTTATTCTTAATATGAAATAAAGCTAAGGCATAGATTGCTGATACTGGTGTGAAAGGAAAAGGCAATGCGTGAGATAGAATTTAGAGGCAAACAAACGCTGACTGGCGAGTGGATTTATGGTAGTTTGTTACAATACAAAGGGTTGAATTATAAAATACAATCGTTTATTATGCCGGACGGAATTTATGGAGTCACAATAGAGGTTGACGCTGCTACTATAGGGCAATATATCGGACTAAAAGACAAGAACGGCGTTAAGATATTTGAAGGGGATATAGTAACTTTTAATGATTACCAAGGATACGTTAAGTATTTTGATAGTAGTTTTGAGGTGATGTCAGACGGGACAAAATTTTATGACATGATGGGGCCAAAGTTCTCTTGGCACAAATTAGAAGTAATTGGAAATGTCCACAACAATAAGGAAATGAAAGTGGAAAATGAAATTACAGATAAAAGACTGGAAACCGCAATCAAAAAACAATTACGAATTGTAGACTCAGAACCGATAACAAAAGCGGACATGTTTAGGTTGACTAAATTAAATGTACCTTGGAGAGACATTAAGAGCTTAAAGGGTCTTGAGTATGCGGTAAACTTGAAGTACTTGAACCTGTGGGGTAACAAAATCACCGATATATCTCCGTTAGCTGACTTGAAAAACTTGAAGAACTTGAACCTACGGGACAATAAAATCATTGATATATTACCACTGGCAGGTTTAGTAAATTTGACGGGCTTGGACTTGTCGAGTAATAACATCGTCGATATATCACTGTTAGCTAGTTTGAAAAATTTGAAGGATTTGTACTTGTCGGGTAATAATATCACCGATATATCATCTTTGGCTAGTTTGGTAAACTTAAAGAGCTTGTCCCTGTGGGGTAATAAAATCATTGATGTATCATCTTTGGCTGGCTTGAAAAACTTGAAGATTCATTCTTTATGAAATAAAGCTAACAGACATTTAGAAAAGGAGACACGAATCATATATATCGGAGACGAAACGTTAAACCCACATCTTTTGACATTTCAACAAGTCTTAAAGGAGGCACAAAGTCTGATAGGTAAATATGAGAAAGATTCAAAGTTAGATAGGGAAGCATGAAATTCTTCATAAGATAGTAAAAAGGAAAAAAGAAAATGTGAAAGGGAGTTTAAATATTGAACGTTATGGTAGTAGAAGGGATAAAAGGTGTAAATAATTATGGGTGAACTAGGGGCAAAGATTATAGACTATTTGCAAGCTCAATCTGAAATTTGTGATGAGTGGGTAACTGCCCAATGGATAGATAACAAACTTAATATTACTTTAAAAATTTCTAGTCAAGAATATTATAATTTATTATGTAATATGGTTGAAAAGGGTTTTATTATTCAAGATCATCATGGTTATAAAATTAAAAAAGTTTCTCTCCCTCCGGAATCCGGCAAGGGTTGATCCACAATCGCTTTTGCTGGGTTCTTTTTATAAAAGAATTTAGGAATGGACAAAAGATAATATGTGTTAAGAAAAGGAATTCAATCACTGAAACTTAAATTGAATTTGGTACACAGTGGTAGTATAAGAAAAATAAGGGGTTACCAAAACTACCACAAATTAAGTAGGGGCTAAACATTTCATGTTTTTTCATGTTTTTTACATTAATATAAAAAGGTAGTATATATGTAATGTTTGGGTTATGGAATGGGAAATAATATAGATAAGCATAAACTTGAGGATATGGTTTCTCCTACTCTTGCTCTTAGGCATTATAAACTTCAAGAAACATTATGGACAGAAATTCCAAAACAGTTGCTAAAAATTATAAAGTCAAAAAGGGCAACTCTCCAAAATAAAATGGAGGCAATCCGATTACTTAAGGATATTAACAAACTTCATCTCACTCAACTCCAAACAGCCTATCGGTTGCATGAATTAGGTGTATTATATGAAGATGAGGTAAAACTTATTAGAGTACCGCTAAGGGGATTAGGTGAAACAAACAAAGATTGATATGGAGGGGATGATTCAACCATGGTCTGGTGGTCAACAGCAATTTGCTGAAGATTGGGAACATCAAATCATTGGGCTTGAAGGTGGTTGGATGTCGGGCAAAACTTTTATTGGTGCAAGAAAGTTAATCACTCTTCATGTTTATAATGCTTTTAATTTAGATACTGGACAACCAACTTATGTGCCTTCTTCCGCTATTTCTCCAACTTATTCTAATGCTATGGATTTTCAAATACCAGAACTTATTGATTCTGCCAAAGAATCGGGATTAACAACAAGATGGAAAGCGGTAGGGTCAATCTCCAGTGGTAGGTATTCAGGACCAGCATTAATTCTACCTGATTTAGGAACAGCAGATAACCCCTCTGTAATATTAGTTAGAACTGCTGAAAGACCTGGAACTATTACTGGTTGGCAAGCTGGTGCTGGTTGGGGTGATGAGCCAGCAAGATGGAAAGAAGACGAGGTGGATCCACGGAATGATGCTTATACTCAATTTTTGGGTAGGATAAGACATCCCAAAGCCAATTTTGTTCAAAGAATGTTTACTTATACTAATGAAGGGGATAACACTAAAATATATAAGGAGATGCACTCCGGACAAGCTGCTTTATATAGAGCAACAACTAAAGATAACCCCTTAGCGATAGGTTTTTATGATGAGATGAAGAAAAATCTTAATAAGCAGTTAATTAATCAATATCTAGAAGGTGGTGCAGCAGCTCTTAGGGGTGGTCGAGTTTATCCATCATTTAATAGGCGGTTACATATTAATGATAGTTTAAGGTTGAAAAAGGAACTTCCTCTTCACCTTTCAGTTGATTTTAATATTGCTCCAGGTATGCATTTTGAGATTGGGCAAGTTCATAATGAACATAATAAAAATTGGATGTTTACTACTGTTCATGAGATTTATGCTCCCCGATTGAGTGTTAGGGAGGGAATGGTATTGTTTTATAAATTAATTGAAGATTTAGGTGGTTGGCAATGGCCAATGCTTTATATATATGGTGATGCTTCTGGTAATTCTGAATGGTCTGGGACTGGTGAAAGTAATATTTCCATTCTTCAAGATGCTCTTCTAAAGAGAGAATATCCTTATCAGCTTAGAATCCCCAAGAGCAATCCAATGGTTGTAGATAGGATTAATGCAGTAGAATTAGCCCTATTGGATGCGGATAGGAAGGTACATTGGCAATGTCATCCTCGATGTAATCGACTTATTGATGATCGACAATACCTTAAACGAGATGCGGGAGGACAAATAGATAAAAAGGATAAAAAGCTTAGTCATGCTTCAGATGCTGATGATTATCGTATAGAGTATATGAAACCGGTTCGGGTGGTACGTCGTGTAACACCAAGAGGACAATTTTCTGTTGAGGCAGGAGTAGCATAATGGCAAAAGAAGAATTAGATCAACAAAAACCCATCTTGGGAGAGACCACAAAGAAACAAGCAGCGGGTGTGTATTCTTCTTTTATTGATGTTTTTAATATTTCTTCGGGGACGTTTGATATTTACAGAAAAATGAGAACCAATCCTACTATAGCGTTAGCTCGTGTAGTTGCTACTGCTCCAATTAAGACCTCTAATTATTCTATTAAGTCTGAGGATGATGTTAATGAGGGTATGATTGGATTCATTCAAAAGCAGATAGATGAATTATGGCCTTTGCTTATTGAAAATATTTTATATTCTTTGGATTATGGATTTCAATCATTTGAGAAGGTTTGGGACGTAAAAATAATAGATGGATCTCCTAGATATATATTACGAAAATTAAAACCTCTTGTACCTGATCAAATAAAAGTGATTTTTGACAGAGAGTATGGTAATTTTGCGGGTTTGAAACAAAATGATGTGTATTTATTACCTAATAAGTGTTTTCATTATATTTATGATGGGGAAGCTGGCAACTATTATGGCAGAAGCAGACATGAAAATATTAGGGAATACGCCTGGGAACCTTGGGTTGATATTGCTAAAAAGCAACGACAATATGCTGGTAAGATAGCTGGTGTGATTCCTCTTATTAAATATCCAATTGGTAAGAGTATGGATGCAACGGGAACGGAAACTTCAAATTTTGAAATAGCTAAAGCCATTCTTAGCTCTTTAGGGACTGGTAAAGGTGTGGCAATGCCACAAGAAATAGTGTCTTGGGCTAGAGATCTTGCTAGGCAGGGGGTTGACCCTGAACAGTTTGCAGCGTGGCATATTTCTTTTTTAGAAACAAAAGGACAACATGCAACAGGATTTGTTAATACATTACGACATTATGAGAGTTTAATTCTTAGGGGATGGATTATACCGGAAAGAGCAGCTACTGAAGGTCAATTTGGAACAAAAGCAGAAGCTGGAAAACATGGAGATCTTACCCTAGTTATGGCGGATCTGGTTTTTCAAGATATCATTAGATGTGTTAATTGGTATATAATTAATCCTCTTCTTGTATACAATTTCGGTCTGGATAGTGAAAATAAAGTATGGTTAGAACGTGCCGGTCTTGATCCTGCGTTGACTGCATTTTTTAGAAGTATAGTGGAAAAAGTATTAGCTGCTCCGAGCAATGTTGATCTTTTCCAGACGTGGCTTGATGTTGATGCAATGTTAGATCAAGTTGGATTACCAAAAGGACAGGAACAGATTAATACAGAAGAAATTATTCCCCAAAGAGAAGAAGATGAGGGGGAAATACCTCAAGGAGACCAGCTAAAAAAAATTAAAGAAGTTTATGCTTTGATAGGAAAGGGGTACCCTAATACCATTAAAGGTTCTTAAGGGCAAGGGAACGCAACTCCGTTGTCTTCCTTTTGAAAGGAAATAAATTATGTCTTTTATTATTATATGTTTTCTTAGTTTTATAGGGTTAGCGTTGCTTTTAATTGAGCACAGGATATATAAAATTAGGGTAGTATCAGAAAAGCAAGTTGAGTTATTGGAGATTTTAATAGATGCCGTTCGCAACAAAACAAGCTAAAAAGAGATCTCGTGTTATATATCGAGAAATGAAGTATCTAGAAGGCATTGGTCAAAGAAAAGCTCGAATGATTGCTAACCAAATAATAGTAGAGGGTTTACGTGCTATAAAATATGGTGGGGAACTTTTGAAAGTGCTTAAACCTGGAATTGAGAACTTTCGTAAATTATTGGTCGCAGCTATGGTTACAGCACATTTGACTGGAAGATATAGAGCATTAGTAAATATATCCCCTAGATTAAGGGTTAAACAAAAAGGTTTGGCAACTGATTCATATGCTGGTGCGGTTCAGTTTATGAGACAAAGAATGGACATTACACCAGAAGAGTATGCTGAACTTAAGCAATTATATGGGGATACAGCACTAGATGTGACTCGTGGTTTGTCAACACAATTGGAAATTAACAGTAAACAAGCAATGTTAGAAGCCGTACAATCTGGAGAACATGTTAGCGAATCAATGAAGAAACTGCGAGCAGCTTTTGACGCAGGTGGTGTAACTCCTAATAATCCTTATTTATTAGAGAATTTAGTTCGAACGCAAACAGCTTTAGCTTATAGTGTTGGTAGATGGAATGTCAATTCTGATCCTGATATACAAGAAATATTATGGGGCTATGAATATAGTACGGTAGGAGATGATCGAGTAAGACCTAGCCATGAAGGGATGGAGGGTACTAGACTTCCTAAAGAAGATTCTTTTTGGGAGATCAACTGGCCACCTAACGGATTTTCTTGTCGTTGTACTGTTATAGAAATATTTAAAGATCAAACTAAATTAGCAACTCTTCAAAGACCACAACCGGTTGTTGATAAAAATGGTGTAGAGGTAATACCTGGAGCAGATAAGGGTTGGGGTTTCAATCCTGCTGTAGTGAAAAAGGAGGGTTTAAAGACAGGACCTTTGAAGACTAAGTTACCATTAAAGAAAAAGAAAGGAAATGAAAAGTATGACTACAAAAATTATTAAAGGAATTACAACTCATACTGTTAAAATTATAGAAGTGTTATAATGGTTAAAAAAATAAAACTTAGTTCAGAATTTTCTGCTAGAATGTCTGTTCCTTTAGAGATTGAAACAAATCCAACTAAGATTAAAAGAATTAAAAAGATGTTAGAGGAAATCCGCTCTATTGATTTAAAATTATGTGAGAAAAAATAATGCCTTATCCTAATTTTCATGCTGCTAGAGTAAGAGATCCAAAACTTTTTACTCGAATTTTGGTACTTAAAAAAATGCCTGGTGGAATAATGTTATATGGGGGACCGCTTAAAACAAATCCAACTGGTGGTTCAAAACCCCAATCATATAGGTTCCCAAAAAGCAATTACACAGTGCAGCAGGCTAAAAGATGGTTGGCTGATCATAATATTAAATATATTTTATTTGAACCTTCGGAAGATAAAAAGGAGTTTAATATAAATGAACCTATATTAAAAACTATGTTTGGGGAAAGCAATCAATTTGAGTTGGCTTCTTCCGCACATATCGAATCTAATGTGCCCACCCAATTATTCAAAAAAGATTTGATTCAAACTGGGAAATATGTACACCCAATTCATAAATGGGTTCTTGATGTGACACCAGAACGTATGGATAAGTGGATAGCATCATTCAACAAAATGAAAAATAATGGAGTCGATGTTGAGATGGTAGTGGATCATCGTCGCGACGCTGAAGGAGTAAGAGGATATGTTAAAGATATGTTCCGTGAAGGAGATGTTTTATATGGTATAACAAACATGATAGGTAAGGAATCAATTGATCTAGTTAAGACTGTAAAAAATGTTTCTATTTTAGTTGATGAAGAATATAAAGATGGGAAGGAAAACAAATATGGAGAATCGATTGCTCATGTGAGTATAGTGCAACAACCTGTTGCTGCTGGACAGACTGAATTTGAGGTTATACAAAAAGCGGCAAGTAGAAATGATGAAAATATAGTTAATAAATATCCAATCTACTATTTTAATAAAGGAGATATGAACATGGATGTATTAAGCCAAATTAAGAAAACTCTTGAGATTCAGGAAGACATTGATGAAAATAATGTAGTTGATATCATTTCAAAACATTTCAAAAAACTTTCTGAGACTGAAAAGGCTGGGCTTACAACTAAAATTACTGAGTTGGAAAGTTCTATTGAAAAGATGAAAAAAGATTTTGAAAAAAAGCCCGAAGACAAAAAACCCGAGGAGAAAATAAATCCCAATTTGGCAGAACAGATGGGCAAAACAGCGGAACAACGGGTTACTAATTTAGTAGCTGCTGGCAAGCTCACTCCTGCTGCAAGGGATCTTGTTGTGAAGAATTTTATTGGTGATAAAGGAGAGCGTAAGCTGAAAGCTTTAAGTATAGGCGACGATGGCATCTCATCTTTAGATTCTTTAATTGAAGTTTTAGAAACTAATGATCCAGTTGAGCTTGGCGAAAAAACAAATACGTTTGCAATGAGCCGTCAAATTCCAGGTAAACAAGAAGAATATGACCCTGCTGTAACTAAGGAAATGATTGAACAGGGGTCTATATCCGAAGATTGATAATCTGATTTTGAGTTTACCAAATAATGTTAGTTAAGGTTTGTAATAAAATATTAAAACAAAATAATAAAGGAGATATAACATGAGTTATGGACTTCCAGGAATCAAAACTACGAAAATTACAACTCCTAGAAAGGTGTTGAAAACATTAGATCATTCAATCAAACTTCCAGGTGGTGTTATTATTGATGGAAGTTTGTCACGTGATCCTCTGAATACAGGTGATGTAGATGTGCTACGTGCTGGAATGATTATGGGTAAGATCACTGCGACTGGTTTATTTGCTCCCTCAATATATGGGAAGCTATTAAATAATGAGCCTGCTGGTCAAACATCAATTGAGGTATCCGTTGCCACGGCGACTGAAATTCTTAGACGTGTTGGGGGTGTTGCTGGTGATCTTATAATCATTGGTGATGGTGGAACTGGAGCAGCTCCTACCCAAGAACGGGTAACGATGTCGAATTGTGTTCCGTCTACAGGAATTATAACTGTTGGTGCTATTACAGGTCCATTTTTGGCAGGAAGTGTAATTTGTCCTGCTGATGGATCTGAAATACCGCTTGGGCTTATTGGTGATGGTTATGGACACAAAGTTACCGATGAAAATAATGCAAATATTAATATACCACTTCACAATTTGTTGGTGGGTGGAATTGTTGACGAAAGCCAAATTATCAATTGGCCTACACCATATGAGACGCAGGAATGGTATCGAAACGCACTTGGTAAGATTGGTGTTGGTTTGTGGATTTTTGATAATCTGTTTACAGGTACAACTGTTCCTGAAGCACCTACACCTAGCCCAACACCTACACCTACACCTACACCAACACCTACACCTACTCCAACCTAAGAGATATGAAATTTTAGTAACGAAAAATCCAACAATATTTAAGGAGATATAAAAATGTCTAAAACTTTGCAACAAATTTTGGGAGCAAAGAATCTTTCAGGAGTTATTCAGGGTATAAAAACAGGAATAGCTATTGAGGATGTGCCTTCCGCCTTTTTTCGTGTGACTCGAACTGTTGAGGGTGATCATTGTACATATCGTAAAGTTGAAGGAACTCGAAAAACTGCGAGACTTGTGCATTATGGTTCACCTTCGAAACTAAGAGGAGTTTCGGGTATAAGTGAAATACCAATTAAATTGATACATTCGTTTGAGCATATGTTTCATGAACCATCTACCTTGATGAATTTAACTAATTTGGCTAATGAATCGAAACAGAAGCTTGGTATGGCTGAAATTACTCGTCAAACAGGTGAGTTCAAGCAACAATTCACCAACTTGAGAAGGGCAGGTATTTTATCCGCTCTGTTCAAAGGATATATTTATTTTGATGGAGATGGAAATCTTCTCAATTCAGCAACGGGTGCATCAGTAACAGTTAATTATGGCATTCCTGCGGGTAATCGGACTACTTGTGATGTGCTTGGTAATGGTGCTATTATTAATGCTAAGTGGAGTGCTGTTGGCACAAATATTCATACTCATATTAAGAATCTGAAAATAGCTGTGAAAAAGCTTACAGGATATTCACTTACTCATGCTTTTTATGGTTCAGCAATTCTTGACTATATGTGGAAGAATACTGTGTTGAAAGAAATGATTAATCGAAAAACAGCTCTTCAAGACGCGTTTACTTCTGGTGAGATAGCCGATGGGTTCTTGAAAATCAAGAAATGGATCCCTGCTGATGAACTCTTTTTTGTAGATGATAATGGAAATTACCAAGATTTCATTAGTCCATATGATATTGTCTTCACTCCCGACCCGTCGCCGGAATGGTGGGAAGTGATCGAAGGCACATATCCAGTGCCAACTAATATTGGTAGTCTCACTCCTGATGCTATAGCTGCTCTTGCAAATGTATCATCTCAAGCCGGTATGTTCAGCTATGCTCACGTATTATCTGACCCTGTAACCATCAAACAATTAGCTGGTGATACATTTTTACCAGTAATTAAGGTTCCAAATAGTGTAATAATTGCGACAGTGCATTGGTGATAAACTACTTCTACTAGGAGATATCAGCTTGTGGTTATTAGTTTTTCTGCAAGCTGATAATCTTTTATTAACAAAAGGGAATGGCATAATGGTTGATAAATTTAATGGGAATGGAAATGTGAAATGGATAGTTACTTTAGTTATTACTACTATTATAGCTGCAATAGCTTATGGTAAACAAATACAAAATATAGAAAATATAGAAAAAAAATTAATATCTAAAGCGGATACACAAGTAGTAGCTGAAAAGTTGGCAAATTTAAAAGATGATATATGTGAAATGAAATCTAATATTAAAATCATCCAAACAGATTTGAAAGAAATTTTGATCAAGGTAGAATAAATATGAAACAATTGGCGATATATCAACGTATGAAACAATTGGTTTTAACACAGGATTATACTGTTGAGCAGATAATGAATGCAACTATCAAACAAATTGCTGTAGTTCTAAATTTATCAAAAGGAGAAAAACTCAGGCTATGCCGATATTGGAAAAGTATAAAAAGACATTGTATCGAGATAGCTCAGAGTAATCAGGATAAGAAAAGATTAGATGAATTCCGTGCACGGTTTTTAGTAGATAACCAAGTCTGGCTTGAAGAAAATTATCCAAGTGTAGAATTTAGTCATGGTACAGAAAAGGATAAAAAATACTGGACTATATGGCCTGAAGGAAAGGTAGAAAATGTCTGATATAATCGCGATAACTGGTGGTATTGGCACGGCGGCAGCAGCGTCCGATGATAATGGCGGGATGATCGTTAAGGGGACTCTCACATTAGCACAAATTTATAGTAGTGATTTTTGTGGTGCTAATGGAGCAGCTAAAATCCATCAGGCTAGTTGCAATTATGATGATGATTATGGTGTTGGTAATACACATAGAATAACTACGACTGGTGGGGCTTTTGGGACTACTGATCGAACTGGTTGGTTTGTACATGCCGTTTGCGACGCAGCACAGAGCTTTGATGATTGGGTTGAAGTTCTTGCGTGGGATACAACTAATGGTAATTGGCTTGAATGTGAACGACCAACTGGAGCAACGGGTGATGATGGGACCAACAGTACAGAAGTTTGGTTAGGTGGTGCGTTTGCGACATTACAGCATACCGCTGATATTTTACCTGCCGGATATGACAACTATGAGATATGGATATACGCTTATACAGATGATGTTACAGCGGACCAAATTGATATTGATGCTGTCGGCGGGGATCGTGTGAATAACTATTGGCTGAAAGTCATTGCTTGTACAAACGAAGGGGTTGAATTGGCATCGGGGGAATATCTATCCTTTGACGCTGATAATACCGAAGCAATGGCTACAAAGGCCATTATCTGCGTTGGTGGAATAAGTAACGTTTGGTTCAAACATTTATGGACTAAAAATAATCGACATATAGTCGTGCCAGACGTGATTGTCACCGAAGGTACAGGTTTTGAATGGACAGCGGGAGATACGGTTTACAATTTAGTATTTGATGATTGTAAGTCTACTGGTTGTGGTTATGGTCTGGATGTGTCGTCTATACATACTTACGATACAATGGTTATAAACTCATATTTCAGCGGTATTGTAAATGCACTTACTATGGATAGGTCTCTGGGTCAGAAAATCTTTAATAATTATTTAGCAATAGAAGATAGTTTTAAGGCTGATACTTCTACAGTAATTTACGCAACGTATGCCCCACATATTACTGGTAATGTTATTGTTGGAGGGGCTTACGGCGTTCGATGTATAAATTCAGGAATAGCAGATATTCATAACAATACATTTGACAATCAAACTATAGCATGTATTCGCACATATTCAGAGGCTCTTGTTGAATACAACAACATTTTTGAAGTTGCTGATCCTGCCAACGATTTAGCAGTCTGGTTAGAAGGCAAAACAATTATGTACAGTGATTATAGTTGTACTAATTCAACTGCAGCTAATCGCTGGGGCGGCGGTGGTGTACCAGAACATGCAATTGATGGTGTAAGTGCGGGGCTTGATGCTAATTATAGACCCACAATAAAGTCAATATTAACAGGAGGTCTTCAGTATAATGAAGAAGATTGTGCGATGGGTGCTGTTCAATCAGCAGACTGGACTGCCGAAAATCCGGATATTATTACCGGAACAGTAAATCTTAATATTGATTTATTTTGTTCTAAAGAATTGAATATGTCTACACCTTTTGATGATTTGCGAATTGGTGAATCTATGCAGATAAGTAATGATTCAAGGGATCATCAAGTTGATAAAATATGGAGTGATACGAGGACTTTAGCTACTGGTGTATCAGAAGAATTAGACCTCACAAATTCTTTACGTAGTGGGTTGGGAGATAAAATAACTTTTTTTGATATTAAAGTATTTTACATTAGAAATTGTTCAACCACGGATACTTTGAAAATTGGGGGGGCTGCTTCTGGGGCTTTTCCTATATTCAATGATAGTAGTGATATATTAGTCTTACAACCTGATACAGATGTTGCAATTCTGTTTCATAGTGAAAATGGACTGGTGGTAGATGATAATGATATATTAAAAGTTAAACATGGTGGTGAGACATCTGGTAGTTTAGAATATGACATTATTATTGCTGGATTAGAAATACGACCAACACCTACTCCAACACCTACTCCAACACCTACACCTACATAAAGGAAAAAATTATGGCAGGAAATTATATTAGTCAATCTGACATAGAAAATATATTTGGTGTTAATAACGTTATTGCTTATTCTAATCTTGATAGTGATAATACAACTGTTAATATAACCAGAGTTCAAGCAGCCATTGAATGGGCTGAGAGCTATGTCAACAGCAGATTTCGCAATGGCAAATATCAAATACCTTTTCCAACTACTTGTAAAGAAGTAGTTAATTGGTGTGCTACTTTAGCAGGCATTTGGTTATATGAAGCAAGAGGAATGAGAGATGGAAATGAAGAGGGGAATAAGTTAAGTGATAAAAAAAGAGAAATAAATAGTGAAATTGCTTCTTGTCTTGCTGGAGAATTATATCTTAACGTAGAAAGTCATGATAGCAGTTCTCCATCTGCTCCAATGGTGGTGCAATAATGCCTAATGATTTTACAATTGATCCGTTCACACAAATTTATAATGGTATTTGGGTTCTGTTAGAAGCCAACACATCTTTTACAGATTTGGTGAAGGTTGGGAATCGTATAAAGTTTTCAGGTACAAATGAAAAACCTACTAAAGCAGAAGTGACATTTGGTGATTTGCCTGAAGTTGCTCTTATACCAACTGGTAGCAGTGATAATTTTACATTATCTTCTACTTCAGTTGAGTTGGTAAGAACATTCACAATTATGATCTCTACAGGTACATTGAGACTTAATAAATATTTATTCCCCATAGAATGGGCGTGTTTGAAAGCTTTATATGCTGGAGTAGATTCTTTAAATTTAAGTTTTGTTGATAAATTTAGAGTTGGTGCTTCAACACAATATCCAGAGAATGATGAATTGAATCGTGGATCTGCTGGATGGTCGAGTGTTATAGATATAGAGGTCACAATAATAATACCTAAAACTGATTTACAGGAGTAATAATTATGGATGTAACAGGCAGTGCACAAATAAAGATTAATTTGGCTATAACAAAATCCCTTGATCTTAGTTCAGTGGCGGATGCTTTAAATGTGGCGAGAAAGCTTACTGTGGCTAGCACAGTTGGTGATAATCACCAAGTAAATGCTGTCTGGCATGATCAAAGGACTTTGACAACTGGACAAACAGAAACACTAGATTTGTCTGCTTCACTGAGTGATAGTTTTGGTGATCTAGTGACCTTTTTTGATATTAAAATGTTGTATATTAGGAATCTATCAACAGCGAATAACCTTGAAATAGGTGGTATAGGAGTAGCCGATGTTCCTTTATGCGACAATGTAAGTGATATTATTGTTCTTCCTCCAGAAAGTGAAATAATATGGTTGTTCCATAATGAAAATGGTTTAGTTGTTGATACGAATGATCAATTGAAGATGACCCATAGTGGCACTACTGCAGCAGATTTGCTTTACAATATAGCTATTGCGGGGTTGTCTGCAGCACCGACTCCGACTCCGACACCTACTCCTAGCCCAACACCTACTCCTACACCAACTTAAAAAACATAAGAGTTTTAATAAAAATTATTAATATTTAAGGAGATATAAAATGGGTGCAACTTCTGCAACCGGTCAAACCGTGACATGTGGTGATGCTCAAGCCGATGTGCGTAATGTCAGGATAAGAGACGAATGTGATCCACAAGTTTATTCCAGCAGTAGTACCGCTGGAGTGGAACAAAATTTAGCTGGTATTACAAGATGGTCTGGAACTTTTGATGTTTATTTGGACCCTGCTTTGAGTGATAATATACAATTTAGTGTTGGTGATAAAGTGTCGTTTACAGGCGGTAATAAAACTGCTGAAGACGTACGTATTATTGATATTGAGACTGAATGGCCAATAGAAGGTGGTGGTCTCATAACTGCCACTGTGAGTATTCTTGGGGGAGCAGTTTAATTGTATAAAATGACAATTAGAATAAATCTTGAAGGACTTGAAAGATTTATACAGCTTGTGCGAGAAGGATTGCGAATAGGCGGTTCTGGCCCAATGGATTCCTTTCTAAAAAGAATTGGAGTTCGTTATTTAGCTTTTATTAGACGACGTTTTATTCACCATTCACAAGGTATGGGCGATTGGCCTCCTTTATCTCCTACGACTATTGCTAGGAGAAGAGGGGGCCAACGTCGAAAAAAAAGAGGTGGTGGTACGACTACTCGTGGAACTGCTACCAAAGTAGCTATCTTAAGGGACACAGGAATATTACTAAATGCTCTTACTGTGGGAATGCCTGGCAATCTGCTCAAGCGTATTCATCATGGAGTTAGAGTAGGATTCGGTGGTCCCAGTAGACATCCTAGGGGTAAAGCAACTATTAGAGATATTGCTGCTTTTCATAATTTAGGGAAGGGAGTTCCCAAAAGGCGAATTATTGTTAGACCAGAACAAGAACTTCATATTCAAATACAGAAAGATTTGAATGTCTTTTTTAAGAGAGCGGGTGGTCAATGCAAAATGTAACCTTTCATGCAGCATTAGGAACTCCTATAGAGTTTATATTCAAGAAGAAAATCTACATTTTACATCCCCTAACTTTATTGGAATGGTCATTTTTGGAACAGAATTATATTGAGGATGATAACAAAGAGAATATCGAAACGGCTTTTTATGCTGTTTGGATGAGTATACGAAAGGAAAATCCAAATTTCAAAATAGAATATCTTGTTCGTAATATAGGAACTCATCCGAATGTTATTTGTCGTATGATGGATTTGATTTTAAGTATATCGATGCCTATTGAGGAAAAGACTGAAAACACAAAAGACGGAGCGAATGAAATCATTCTTTTTAAAGTATTTGCTGAATTATATGGATGGACACCTGCTCAGATTTCTATAATGACTCCATTGCAACTTTGTATGCATATAAATTTTATTGCTTCTGATAAAAATTCAGAAAAAAAGATTAAAGTAAGTTCGCTGCAAGAAGCAAGGAATTTACTTCTTAAGATGAAAAATAATTTCAAGGAATAATAGATGGCTTACAAATTTGGTGAAGCTTTTATTGACCTGACTGGTAAAAATGTCGGTCTTGATAAGATGTTAAGCAGAGTCCGTAAGTCTTTTAATAGTCTCAAGGTTCATCTAAAACGATTAGCGATAGTTGGTATTGGTGCATTCACTGTTGGATTGGCGTATGCCACTAAACAAGCCATGGATTTTGACACAGCAGTTGCTCAGCTCCGAGCGATTTTAAACTCTACAGGAGAATCAGCAGGCTATAGTCTAAAGCAAATGTTAAAATTGGCTGACACTTTTCAAGAAGTAACTACTCATAGTAATACTGCTGTTATTGGAATGCAATCAATTTTGGCGACATTTATGAAAGTAAAGGGGAAAGTATTCGATGATGGTCTAGAAGCTGCTATGAATATGTCGCGTGTTTTTAAACAAGATTTGAGACAATCTATTATACAAGTGGGTTTCGCTTTGAATAGTCCTGTTGAAGGTATGTCAAGATTGAGAAGAGTGGGTGTTTCTTTTACAGAATCTCAAAAAAACACAATTAAAAGTTTTATGGAACAGAATCGTATAATGGATGCACAACGTGTTATTTTGAAAGAATTGCAAAATGAAGTGGGTAATGTGGAGCGTGCTTATGCTAAAACTATTCATGGTTCATTAGCTCAAATGAAAAACGCTTTCGATGACATCGCTCGTAAGATTGGCAAAGCTGTGCTTCCTGGATTGCAAGATATGGCAACAAATATAAAAAAATGGATGGAAGAAAATGAAACTGTTGTAGTGGCTTGGGGTCATAAAACTATTGCTGTTGTTGAACTAATTAAAGATGGGTTTTTCATTTTGATAGAAGGATTACGGAAAAATTGGAAGGAAGCTCTAAAAGGAATGTCTAAAGCATTCATTGAAGCTACGATAGGGCTAATACGAATAGCAAGAGTTGCGGGTGCAGCAATTGGAGAAAAACAAGGAAAATCTTTTTTAGGAGAGATAATGAAATATCTCGCAAGGAGTGGTTATGCTTATGAGAAGCTTGCAGCTTATTTAAGTCAATTATGGATGTCAGAAAAAACTTATCAATCTTCTATGAAATATTGGGATAATCAAGAGGAAAAAGCGGTTGCTTTTTGGCAGAAATATTCAAACTCAGCAACTAAAAGTTTAGAATCGGTAAGAACAGAGCTTGAAATGATTTCTGGAGAAGTTACAAAAAAGATGCAGGATGCATTACCAACTAATATGGTGGATAAATTTACTGCTGCATGGGATAAATTGCTTAAGAAACTGGAACGTATAAGGTATGAAAGTAAGCACATGAAGTGGATTGAATTTTTAGGGAAAGCAACTTCTGAATTAGATAAATGGATTAATAGTAGACAAATAGCTCAACAAGAATGGGGTAGAAAACCTTCAAATATAACTGAAGCAGGAAAAATGGTAACAAAAAGAGAAACTACTTTCCAACCTGCTGCATTAGTTGGTTTAAAGGGAATGTGGGACAAGATGGCACAACAGACAGCAGGAGTTATGAAAGAATTAGAAGTGCAACAAGCACAACTTCATGTTTTGCAAAACATACATGCTGCTGTAAAAGAAAGCACACAAACAGAAAAAACTGGAATGCAGAATTTGAAAGAATCTCTCGATAAGCCTAGAATAGGAGTCGTTGGACCATGAGTATAAATTTAGCAACCATACCTAATATAATAACATATGATTATGAAGAAATACATGGATTCAGACAAGGTGGGGGTACACCTGATCATTGGTCTGGTCGTCGTATGCTTCAATGTGCTTGGGAAGATCGGTGGTATTTGTACAAACAATTATTAGGAACAACAATCGCTTCGGGGACTACACTAGTTTATAGATTACCACAACAATTTCCTGGAGTTGCACATGCCTATGTTAATTATATCGAGGTGACTCCCTTTGGTGCTCCAATTAGTAGTAGTAACAACACTGTATTGCAATATGAAAAAGCACGATTATTAGTACATTATGAAACAGCAGTATATGAAGCACAGCCGCATGAAGTATTAATAGAAGAACATCTTGAACCAAGCGTAGAATTTCTTACCCTACCTAATACAGAACTTTATTGGGATTCGGGACAAGCAGAACAATTACATGCAAGTGAAGCTCCTGGTATTCCCATCAAAATGATTGATTGGGTTTATACTTTACATTTTATCCCTCTTTTACAAGCTGAGATATTATCTTTAACCGGACATTGTAATAGTGTAGCTATATATTCTCATACTTTAGATTTATGGTTTGAAATAGGTACGTTATTATATTCTTATCCAACGTTAAGCAGACAAACTACAACAGGAGGAACAAAATCTTGGGATATTACATTGAGGTTTACATGGCGAGAGAAAGGTTGGAATAAATTTCCTAAACGTGGAGAAGGAATCACATTTCAAACCGTTTATGATAAATATGGGGATGTACTAGAACCTTTTCCACTTGCAGATTTAGGTGTGTTGTTATTATGAGAATTTTTAGTGGTAGAAAATTAAGAGCGGGCAGAGATTCTGTTTCTGCTAGAGATTATAATAACATGACTGATTCAGTGAATCAGTTGACCAAATCTTTATCCTCAGCAGGAATTTCTGATGCAGCAGGAGTACATACACGAAGATTATTGCCTTCAGTGATTGAAGAAATGTTTATAGCCGAGGTCGATTCCGACGCAACCGGCGGCGGATATTATAACTGTCATTTACAAAAACTTGACGCAACAGATTGGAATACGGACACAGCAGATCAGCTTGACGATACCGGTGACTCGGTTGTTGTGCTTAACCTGGCGGAGATCGGGACTAACGTTCATAACCTTGATGCAGGTGATATACTTTTCGGGCATGAAACCTACGACGACGAAGGGACTAAAATACGATTAGGCTTTCCAGTTAGTAATCAAATAGGGAGCTCTCGTCGAGCTAAGACTACTTCCGCATGGACAACGGGAACGACAACAGGGGCGAACTTATTAGATGCCGACGGTGACGAAGTAACAAGCGGTTACGGGTTTGGCATAACAGTAAATTTCTTTAAGACGTATTCCGCGACAAACTTTCCAACAATCGCAAACGATGAGACTATTCCGGTCTATAAAGATGTGGACGGTAGTTGGTACTGTCCGTACACATTTACTGATATAGACGATATTTTTGATATCTGTCCACTGGGCTAATTATGGCAACACATATAGTATATGGATGTTATAACTCAACAACGAAACAAGTTGATTTTGACGATACCGAAACCGGCTGTACAGATGCTACGATTACAGGCTGTCTTGAAACATCAGGCGAGCACGAAGGACAAATAAAAATAACGCACGATTATAATGGATGCGAAACACAATACTATGCCTGTTATGACCCTGCTACTGGTAAGTTTGAATTCGAAGCGGATGATGCGTGTTGCGAAGAGGTTTGTGTATATTCAGACGATGATTGTGCTTGTTTTGCAGCAGGAAAAACACCTTATTATATCCAAGTTGTGATTACTGGTGCCGCTGATTATTCTTGTGCCGTGGATTTGAATGGTACACATATAATGGAGCATGGGGCTCTCGGCTTGCCCGGTGATTGTGTATGGGGAATTTCAGGAGATAATTGGATGGGGATTGCTCTTCAGGATGACGAATTCAGCTCTCCCGCCGGTGCTGTTTATGTGCTGTTTGTGGGGGAGGAGAAATACGGTTGTGTTTTTGAGTGTGAAGATGGAGGAGATGGAGAATGCGACGAGGCTGGTTCTTGCGATAATGCAAGTTTTGCAGGTGGAAAGGCCACTTGGACAACTTTATGTTCGGCTCCTGTGTGATACAATGAAAAAATGTAATAATGATATAAATAATAAATGTTCTATGTTGGCACTATTTAAGATACATACATCAACAAAAGGTAGATTCTGTAAAGATTTTTGTTGCCCAAACAATCCGGCGGCAATGAAGGCGATGCTGGCTAAATTCAACATTGAAATTGACGAGGTACCATTGGATATTAAAGAATTAGAGGCAAAGATCGAACGTGGAGAAGTAAAACGGAATATGGAACCAGTCAAAAAAGCTCCGTGCAAAGGTTGCGGACAAGTAAAAAATATCGTCAAAGGTTTTAGCCGATTGGTCTGGAGCCGAATGGCGAAAACAAAACCCGAGCAGTTTGTCGTTGATCGTGCCGAGATATGTGCAAAGTGTGAGTATCGCACGTTTTTGCCGGTAACAAAATGGGCGATTGGTTTTGTCAGCAAGGGCGATTTGCCAATCAATCACGAGCCAAACGACTGGGATGCTCTGTGGTGCTCTCGATGTAAATGCTGCTTAGAGGCAAAGATATTAGTCAAAGACGAAAAATGCCCGATAGATAAATGGAAAATATAAACCTATTTTTAAGGAGATCAAAATTATGGATGTGTTACATTTGGTACTAAATTGGATTGATCATAACAGGTATAAAGTATCTGGAATTGCTCTTGCCATCGTCATTATGGTAGGGTTCATAGCTTGTACACCTAAAATGCCGTCTCTAATTGGTCCTGAAAGAGAAGTTACGCTTGAAGAGTTCAGTTTAGAGGTGGTCTCTGTCGAGCGTGAATTGCAAGATGCCATTACCAAGTATGAAGCTGATGGTCTTAAATTAGATGCCAGAATTGATGAACATAACGCAAAAGTAGAATTGAGTTATTCTGGTTATGAGCAGAAATACGAGATGCAACGCAAATTTATAGAATTAACAGGAGGCATAGCAACATCGCTTATTATGGGAAATCCAGTCAATACAACAGAAATAGTTACATCTTTTATAACGTTAATGATTGCGGGTGGTGGTGCCGGTGCCTTGATTGACAGTAAAAGAAAGGACAAGGTTATCCGAAGTAAAAAACTATCATAATTTCTTCTTGCTGAACCTGGGTTCTCAATAATACATTTGCCTTTCGTTGTATTTGTTGGGGACCTGGGATTTGAATAAGAAAATGTTGTGAAAATAAATTTAAAATTTATAAACATTATAATACGTGTAGGATATTAGGAGAATCTAAATGAGCAAGAAGATTTGTGTGGTTATCCCCTCTCGTAACGAAACACTTCTAACAAGAACGGTCAAGCAATACTTTTCCTCCGCAAAAAATCCCGACGATATAAAAATTGATGTTATTCTTGATGGATGGGATATTTTTGCTAACAACAAATCCAATCAAATAATGATAGATATCTACAGAAGTCAGATTGAAGAAATTAAACAGATGGCAGAATCTGATCAAAGAATTACAATTCATGATTTGCCTGATTCTCTAGGAGTCAGACATGCTTTAAATTTAGCTTTAGCAAGAACCGATGCTACTTATTTCATTAAATTAGATGCACATTGTGATCTCAGTCTTAATTGGGATGTCGAACTTATCAAATCTTATGAAGAAGCGGGACTCGAAACTTTAATCATTCCTAGAATCCAATCAATGGATCCTGAAACTTTCGCTTATGGACATCGTTTTTTTGATTATCTTTATATTGATAGTGACATTCACCAGAGACATTGGCCAGAATATGCTCAGCGTGAAGAAGCAAAAAAATCTGTTTGTGAAGTAATGAGCAATTTAGGTGCTTCGTGGTTTAGTTCGGTTCAGTATTGGTGGCAAATTGGTGGACATGATGAATCTTTATATAGCTGGGGGGAATCTGCACCGGAAACAAGTTTGAAATGTTGGTTATCTGGTGGTAAGCAACTATTAAATAAAAATGTGTGGTTTGCCCATGTATTCAGAAGACGTTTTCCTTACAAAGTTAGTGCAGCAGGAATACAAGAAAATAAAAGACGAACAAAAGAATACTGGCTTAATAATCAATATCCCTTGCAGATTCATTCAATAGATTGGTTAGTAGATAAATTCTGGCCCGTACCAACATGGGATAGAAAGAGGATGCAAAATGGATAAAGTTATTTTATATTATACAGATCAAAAATTGCATAAAGGTATTGCTGAATATTGTAGAAGAAATCTTAAGAAAGTAGCAAGAGATATTCCTATCTTTTCAGTATCTCAAGGAGAGTTAGAGTTTGGTACCTATAATTATGCTATAGGAGAGATGGGGAAAAGTCATTTTTCTATGTATCAACAAATCCAATATGGTCTTTTTGAAATTTATAAAATTCTAAATCCTGAATTCGTATTTTTTGCGGAACACGATGTTTTATATCCCTTAGATTATTTTGATTTTATACCTGATAGAAATGATACTTTTTATTATTTTGTTGAAAAATATTTTATGAATCAAGAAGGTTTTTGGTATACGGGACAATGTGATTTATCCACTTTGGCTGGGGATTTCAAATTGATTTTGGCTCATTTTACTTTACGTCTTTATAGAATTATGTATTTAAATATGAAAAAAGGGGGATGGGAAAAATCCGAACCTGGAACAAGTAAAGAAGATCAAACCGGATTGTGGGAAGTTAGATCAAATAAATATCCCTGTATTGATATTAGGCATAGCAATAACATGTCTAATGTGATAGAAAAACCTATACAATCTAAGATAAAATACTGGGGATCTTGTGAGCAAGTAAAAAAGGATATGTTATGGATTTAGTGTCAGTAATCATTCCAAGCAGAAATGAAAAATACCTTTATAAAACTGTTTTTAACGTTTTGGCTACAGCTAAAGAAGATATAGAAATATTTATTCTTCTAGATGCATGGGATTTCATAGGTTACAATGATAAAAACCCTGAAGCATCTAATATTCTTCATGAGCAAGTTAGATTAGTTAAGGAATTAGCTAGTAAAAATAAATGTGTTAAAATTATAGAAACAAAAGAATGTTTGGGGCAACGGAGATTTATTAATGAAGCTGTACGACAAAGTAAGGGAAAATATTTTTTAAAGATTGACGCTCATTCCATGATGTCAGCTAATTGGGACATCGCAGCCAAAAAAGCAATGGAGAGAGATGTGTTTCTAATTCCACAAATGTGGAAACTGGATGAACAATCATGGAAACCTGTAAATAAGAATACACAATATCATTTAGATAATAATTTAACCCCGAGAACTGGTGGGGGATTTATAAACCTACACAAACCAGAATTGATGGCTTTTGGTGGTGAAGCTTGGTTTGTTTCTATAAATTTGTGGTGGAAACTTGGGGGTTATGACGAAATGCTTGGGAATTGGGGCAGTACTGGTACGGAGTTTAGTTTGAAAGTTTGGTTAATGGGATATAAATTATTGTTGTGTGATGATTTTTGGTGTGCTCATTTATATAGGGGAAAGTTTCCATATAAGGATAAAGGTATGCGAGCTAGAACAACTGGCAAAATTATCAGAAGCAACTTTTTAGCTAATCGAGTGAAAGGGCAAATCCATCCTGTTGAATGGTTGGTGAATAAATTTTGGCCTATACCTACGTGGGATATTAATACAATTTTAGAAATTAGGAAAAAATATTGTGATTAAGCAAAGTGAATTATTAGAAAAAAAGGAATGGGATGTATTAATTGTTCTAGATGGTTGTCGCTATGATGCTTTTGTACAAGCAATGAATTCTTATCCGCTAATTAATGGGACTTGTTTAGAAGTAGATAGTGAAGCATTAAATACACAACAATGGTATCAATATCATTGGCAACCGAAAGCGGTACATAATGATGTTATAATTATTACAGCACATCCATCTATTTACAGATATGTACATCAATATCATAAATTTTTTAGTGATTGGAATATAATTGGCCTGAAAGAGCATTCTAATATAAATTGGATGCATCCATCTTTGACAATGAAACCCTTTGTAAGTCAACAGAAATCTAATAAAAAATATTTAATACATTTAATACCACCACATTTACCTTATATTGGAAATAAAGGCAAGAACTTTCTGAAAAAATTTAAATGGCCACAAAATTCGCGTCATCTAACACAAAGTGTATATGATGTAGTGACGAGATATGGTTGTGAGCACGGCTGGGAAAAACTTTGGGAATATTATATTGAAAATTTAAGGGTGTCACTTGATTCAGTTTTTCAATATATGCCTTCTATAAAAGGCAGAATTATATTAACAGCAGATCATGGAGAGATTATAGGACCAAAACTATATTGTCATGGAAAAGAAAAATACCCAAAATTACGATCCATTCCTTGGTTTGAAGTGAAAAGATGATAATAGCTGTTACTGCATTTGGAAACAAAAGAAAAGCACTGACAAAATTTGTGTCACATATTCGAGAACATACAAGAAGCATACCCATACATATTTATACTGATAATCTAGATAATAAAATGGAAGGCAAATATAATTGTAAAATAATAATGGTTAAAACTAGGTGGGAAGGACATAAACGCTATGGCTACAGAAACAGTAATTATTGGCGAATGAAACTTATATTATTATATGATGAGTGTGTTCTTTATATGGACCATGATATAAGAGTTATAAGTGAAGCATTTGTAGAAGGCTTTAAATTAGCATCTTTATTTGGGATGTGTTTACCTTTGAGTCCAAGAGTGTTTTTATATTCAGATATGGCCAGAGGAATAGATGTACAAATTAACAAAAAAGATATTAATATACCACATGGATCTGTTTGTAATTCAGGAATGTTTTTTGCGGATCCAAAAAATATTCATGTTCAAAATTATATTGAACATTATTTAAAAATATATATTAATAATCCAGGTAGAGGACCATTAGCTGCTTGGCTTGCTGCTGAAGCGAGTGGATGGCATCCATACATTCTTCCACATCAATGGCTTGTGTGCCAAGCTAATGCTGAATATTGTATAAATTATCCATACTCTGAAGTAAAACCTATTATGATTCATCTTTCAGGTAGAAAAATAGAAAGGTTATTTAAAAATGGAGTATTGTATAATTACTTATCATCAAGCTGATGATAATATGTTTGAAACTTGTATTGCTACTTTACGAAAACATTCCGACTGCAAGATAGTGGTTATTACTGATGATATACCCCAAAAACTCAGAGAAGTACTGGCAAGAAAATATAATATAAAATGGGTTTCAGTACCTTCAAATCTGATGCAAGGAAGAAGAGCAGCCTGTAAGGTAATTGAAACAAATAAATATTGTTTGGATTTACCTATAGATTCTCAGGTGCTTGTTTCAGATGCTGATATTTACTTTATGAAAGATCCTTTTACAGTATTCAAAAAACATCCTTCTTTTGATTTGGGTCTGACTAAAAGACACTATAATTATAGACATCCTATTAATGGTGGTATATATTATTATCGAATAACGACTGCAACCAAAAGATTTCTAGTTTATTGGAATGATCAGACTGAGAAAATAAGCTGGCATTTATTTCTTGAATATATTAAAAGTTATGGACATAAAGGACGTATTCCTGATTGGTGTATTGGACAAGATTTTCTTAATGTACTTTGGAAAAATCTAGAAAAAAGACCTGCAGCTTGTAATATAAATATAATTGATGTAGGTTGGGAATATAATTTTTGCATTCACCAATACACTGATCGTTTTATAAAACAGGCCTACAAACAATATAAAAAGGATTTAGTTACAGCCATACACTTAAAAGGTGGAACTAAGAAATTACTCTATCGTGATGATATATTTCATGATGCGATAATTTGTCATAAAATAAAATATCGAGATTGGGGTAGAAAAAAATGATAGCTACTCATTTTGATGAAAATTTTAGCAGGTGGGGAAAATTGTTAGTAAAATCAATTGCAAAAAATGCACCAGATGAGAGTATAATAATATTTGGTGTTAATCTAAAACAAGATACAATAATAGAGCTATATAGTCTTCATAAAAATATTTATATTAAAAATTATCATTTATGCTTTGATGGAGAACAAAAAAGATATGATGGTAATAAAGAACGAGCGAGATGGAAAATTCTAATGCAGAATATAAGAACACTTTTCATCCCTAAATTAATTGAGTGTGTTGCCAAAGATTGTCTAGTTATTTATATGGATGCGGATATGCTAATTCGAAAACCATTATTAGATATTTATAAAAAGATGAATAAATTTGATATCGGTTTCTATTATAAAAAATATAAATATCAAGCGGGATTGATGGTGTTCAAAATTGGAACTTATGACTATTCTATATTTTGCAATCAATATAAAAAAATTAATCATGATGGTGAATTATATAATATTGAAAATAAAATGATTAGAATCTGTACTAAACATTATGGAGATCAGAATTGCTTAAGAAGTATTGCATGTCAACTTTCTAGTGTGTGTAATATTAATCTGTGGCCATTACATTATAATATAGATACACCTCTTTGGTCTGCACATAGGGGGAATAAAGAAAAAGCCTATAGAGCTTTTATTAAGGAGACAAATAAGTGTTACCAACAAGACTGAGATTGCTACATAATGCATGGATGAGAAAAACTTTAAATGGAAAACATTTTAATATAGTGTTAAATATTGGATGTGGAAATGATTCTGATAGTGAAGGTAGATTATACTCTGACTATCTTTCGTATGATTGGATGTATTTAGTTGATCAAAATATTTATCCAAACTTAATTTATAATAAAAAGAAACAAGTATTTTGTCAAGAAAAAGCTGAAAAGATAACATGCATACCCGACAATTCAGTTGATTTTATTATTTCATTTAATATGCTATACCACACTGTTGTTAAGGAATCTATATTAGAATTGTATAGAATAGGTAAGATGGATAGCATGGCTGCTATCTCATATTGGCATCGAGGAGAAATTGGTATAAATAAAATAAGAAAATCAACTGAAACGAAATTTAAGATATTAGATAGATTTACCTATCTTTGTACATCTAAAAAATTAGATGGGCGTGGTGGGATAATGGAATGTTTGTACTGCAAAAGGAGATAAATAATATGTCTGCTAGAGTTATTAAGTCAAAATATTTAACTAAGAATTCTGTTGTTATAGATGTTGGTGCTCATGATGGTAGTGATGTTACTAAATTTCATAGAAAACACCCATGTAATATATATGCAATAGAACCATGTAAATGGGCATTTGAAAAATTAACTAAATTAACTTCAGATAAAATATTAATTTATAATATAGCTATGACTGGACGGGATGGGAGAGCTATATATTATGATTTTAGTTGTCCTACTGCTTCCTCTACTGGTAGAGGCGAAGGTAATAGTATGTTTCCCAGACATAAAACACAATCAAATTTGAAATTAATAACCAAATACAACGTGGACACAATAAGTTTAGAGTCTTTTCTTCATAATTATTGTTTATTTTCCTTTATAGATGTTTTATTTTTGGACTGTGAGGGATCTGAATTAGGAATTATAACTGAAATATCACATAATAAAGAATTGAGCAACAAGTTGGGACAGATAATAATTGAATTCCATCCACAAATATATGGAAAACATACTAAAGATTTTTTAGTTGATGAATTATTATTGACGCATGATATGTTCTATCAAAGAGGTCATAAAGATAGATCATTTATTTTGAAAGGGACGGGAAAATAAAATGCTCCTAAAAAATTCAAAGATCCTTTGTATTTTTGCACATCCAGATGATGAAATAATTTTTGGTTGGCCTATTATGCAAAATCCAAATTTCAACCGATCGCTTATTATTTGTGCAGGTAAGCAAAAGGGACGTAACGCTCTTCATGAAGTTTGTATTAAGGAAAACATAAATTTAGTTGATACTCTGAAGCTGCCTAATACTTTTTATGCTCTTCCATTTCGTAGAGCAGAAATTAAGCTAAAAGATGTTTTGAAAATTATTAACGACGCTATTACTAAAGAGCTTTGTATAAACAAATATGATTTTATATTTACCCATAATCCAGTAGGAGAATATGGACATGGAGATCATCGATTAATTTTTGAACTCATTACCCAACATCCCTTGACACAAAATGTATTAGTCACAAACATTATTGAACAAGATGCGGGAAAATGTCATAGAAATGATGGAAAAATTCCAGACTACATAAAAAAGATTTATTATGACCCTGCCGAAAAACTTTGTGAAGTAGAACTTGATAGAAGCTTTTATTTGCGAAATCAAAATATATATGAACAAAATCAGGCTTGGACATGGCACAGAAAGCTTTCATCTTCTTATCCAATTGCTCATACTAATTTATATAAAATTAAAAAATGTGGTGAGACTATATCTCAACCCATTTCCTTTTGAAAAGAAGACAACGGAGTTGCGTTCCCTTATCTTTAAGGATCTTTAATAATACTAGAGTACCCCTTAATATTAAAAAGATAAGGAAACATAATAAAATAAATTATGAAAGCGAATTTAAATATCAGACGTTATGATATATGGAAAGCACCAGTGTGAAATAACGCTACCGCTTTCGGCGATCCGGTTTTGACACTCCGTCACCTTTGGCCGAGATCGTGGCCTTACACCGAGTCCGTTGGACTTGGAAAAAATTAGGTTCTCCTTTTGGGGCGGACCTTATCCAAGTCCCACCACCAAGAAATATAATGGAAGGATAAAATAAAAATGGAAGAAGAACCATCTATAATAACTCCAGAAGAATTTGCCAAATTGATTGGGATTGAACGTCAAAAACAATTAAAAACGTTTGGTATTAATTTTCAACATAATCTTGAACAATGGATGACAATTATTAGTGGGGAGTTTGAAAAAGCGGTTGTTATTTCAAATTACTTAACTTTGATAATAGAGGGTAAATATGATGAATATGAAGCCAATATTCCATTTGAAATACAAAAAGCAAAACTAAAACTACGTGATCAATTATTACAAATATCCACATGTTGTCTTGCAGTTCTACAGGAATCACCTTTCCTAATTATATTTAAATAAGGAGTTATTATGGTTAATGAAGATTTCAAAAATTTAGATAATATACCAAAATTGTTGCTTAAGGAGTCCAAAAGAAAAAGGAGAAATAATAACAATCTGATGGATGCTATTGGAATCAAAATGGCAGAGTGTAAACTACCATCAGAAATAGCGGAACTTGCACAAAAGTTTGGTGTTGAACGAAAAGAAATATATAGGCGAGCCGACAAAGCAACAAATTCTGGTCAATTCAGGATGATAATGCTTAATCGCATTCGTAGTATTATAAGAAAATTGAAAGTCGCTCAATCACTAAATATAAAAATAACACCACAACAAGCTGCATATCCTGATAAGAAATTAACTAAAACATTAAGGTAAAAATGATCAAATTTGAAATTTATAAACAATCTCTAATATATAATTATATAGAAGCAGTTAACACTAGAAATAGAAATAAGAAACTTTGTAGGTTGAAAATCGGAGATGAAATAATTCGTCCTATTAT